GCCACCACTAGAGTAGACAAGCCACGTACTATTCGCACTGCCACGATAAGCCGAGCGCAAACGGACGTGCTGAGGCGCCGTGTGGTTAGCCACTGAATAGCTAATCATATTAGGATATGTCTGCCACTGTTGACATGGTGTAGTACGTCCGCTCTTACGTTTCCAATAATCATGTGCTACTCCTTCGCCACTGATTTGTGGTTGACAATATACTTGCTCCATAGAAGGCAATATTACATAGTCGTATGTAATATCTTCTACACCTTCATCATTTACAGTATTCGCAAATGTTGATACCTTGACTTTTTTCAAGTTGGCAAGCATATCTTCTGGCATGCCACATAAGAAACCATCTTTTGAATTTAATTGGTCTGGTGCAATATCCCAAGCATCTTGTGCAGTCCACCACTGACCTTTTGGTTTGCTGGAGTTCAGATACTGTCTTAATGCAGATGTTTTCCATCTGTTCCATCCATAAGCCATTTCTTGGGTACTATTTAAATTTCCGTTTCTGTGGTCGTACGGGATAGTTCCTAAGTTAGTTCCACCACTTCCTGCAGTCACTGCAACCGTTTCTGTTACATTTAATCCGTTCTTGTCATAAGCATATACTTTCCAAGAGCTAGGATTTGTATCGGGTGCTCCGTAACATCCTGCTAAACGTCCACCTGCTTCCACTGCTTTAGTCAATGTAAACTGGTATGTTATGCCTTTTTTTACATTATTTCCCCAGTCTTTTTCAAAGCCAAAGTGATAAGTACCTTCGCTTAATCCATCTGGGCAAGCTAAGAAAGCTCTTTGATGTGAGAATTGAACTCCAAACGGCATTGTGTAATGCGTTTGTAGCCACATTCCCGGCAATATTTCTCCATCTTCCAATGTCACATTTTCAAAATGATTTACTTGCCAAGGAATAGTGTAGATTTTGTTGTTGTCTGCCGTATCCTTCCACTCTTCAATCAGCTGCGTGCCGATAGCAAAGGCCTTACTGCCTGCTCCATTTGCTACAATGGCTTGGACTGTTGCCCAATCCATGTCTTTTCTAGCAATATTTGTTTGAGCAATAACCTCTAATGCTTTTACAATATCCTGTCCCGTTTCATCCGTTAGAATTCTCTTTTTTGCCATTATTCTTCTACCTCCTGTACGATATAGCCTTCTTCATCTACTGATAGCCCTAATGAGCTTATTTTTTCACTAAGCAAATCGTAGTTTTGCTTTGATTCAACTGCACTTTTTCTTGCACTTTCTGCGCTAACACTTGCAGAGCTTGCGTACTGTTCTGCTGATCTAGAAGATGCACTTGCACTGTTAGCACTTGCACTTGCTTCTTCTGCCTTTGCCGTTGCAGTTTTTGATGCAGAAATAGCCGTTTCTGCAGAAGCCTTAGCTTCCTTGACTCTATCATCTGCATTTGAAATGAAATCATATGACTGTGATGCTTTTTCAAGTAATGGAAGATCCGTATCAGAAATAACTGTGTCACTTCTCAATGCAGAAGGTTCGATAGACATATAGAAGCTTGTTGTAGCAAGAACGTTGTTGCCTTTAACAATGCGTATCTCTGCTAGATATCTTCCACTACATACAGTCATTTGTTCTTTTACTTCAATGGAAACTACGTTTCCAGAATATGTGCAAGGGTATTCATATCCTGTTCCATCTGGTTTTGTTGCACGGATCGTTACATTTGAACTAGACGGAATCGAATATGTATCTGTTCCATTGAGAAGATCGATTTCAATTGTTTTTCCATTGCTGTCAACCGATTTATCATACTGTTTTAAGTTGACAATTGGTGGAATACACATGCTGCTAATTAAATTTGTTTGTATTTTGATTGCTGTCATTTTGTCCTCCTTTAAGACAATCTATGCCACATATATGTTGCGTAATAAGGTGGTAAATTCGATGATGTTCCTGTATCACCATGACTATGTGCTTTATTACCGCCTCGGTTCAAAATTAAACTACCATCGTATCCGTCCCAAGTTCCTGGATTTCCATTACCAAAATGCAATGTATAAGCAACACCTCCACTGTAACCTGCTGTATTCCCTTTGAATGGATGATTATGAGCAGGCATTTCATCTATAGTTATTGCATGTCCTTGAGTTGTATGCTTATGCGATGTTGAACCACCAGTTGAAGCTGATTTATAACTATTTCCAGCACCAATGCGCATTCTATCTGTTACTTTTTCCCATTTCCCTCCCCATATTTCATTTGGGTTGAAATTTTCATCAGTAGTATCGTAAAAGCTACCTACAGGGTAAAAAAAGTCAATAAATTTACGCATGTTATTTTGCCCATCATAAATCCAACTTTCTTTTCCTAGAACTACACCAGTTTCTCCAATCGCAAAAGCAAATTGGCCAACACCCAACTTAGCTATTGTAGTTGCTACTTCTCCAAAAGAGTCAGTAATGCGAATTTGAATGCTCCATGGTGCACTGTAAGCTAAGTCTGAGTAGCCTTTGCTAGCTGAGACTGTACCATTGCTCAAAGTTGCATTCAGAATGCTGTAAGACGATGCGTCATTTCGCATTATTTCAATTTTCACTGTATTGCTTAGTGTTGTTGAATATTTACCGTCGAGCTTCAGAGTTCCTTCTGCTCCAGTTTCTGATGTACGTTTCAAGCTAACATCTGTGATTTGAGGTTTAAAGTAAGAATAAAAAGTTTGTTCAACTACTTTTGTTGTCTTCAGCCCTCTGCTGTCAGTTGCAACGATCGTGTATTTTCCACCGTTCAAGTTACCTACTGTAACTGAATACGTTCCGTCTTTGGCCGACATGTTTACACCATCAACAGTTACAGATTTAATACTTGAATAGTACTTTGAACTTGCAGTTGCTTTGATTGTTTTGCTTGAAATTTGTTGAACGGTTATGTTCGCACCTTTTGCAGAAACTTTTGCATTATTCTCTGTAATCGTAGGTGTTCCTAAATTTGGAGCTGAATCGGATGGAACATGCAGTGTAAATAGGCAAGCTTGTGTACTTCCTATCTTTGTTGAGCCATTATATGTTTCTACCCAAATTGTTCCCTGCCCTGTCTGTGAGTTAGGAATTTGGCTTAGCAGGTCTAAAGGCGGAGTCCACGAGCAATTATCAACTGCAGATGTTGCAATAGTTCCACTCTTCTGCCCGAAGCCATACGTAACTTTGTGAGTAAAGTTAGCTTTTTTATTCATATGAATGGTGCATGCTTGACCAGCTGTAATATCTGGACTGTTGCTCGGCCATGTGTTTATAGAAGGCACCGAAGCACGTGGGATTGTTGATAGTCCAATATCAAAGTGCGTTGCTGTTCCAAAGCTGTTGCCAAATGTAGTTTTAAACCACCACCAAACTGATGCTGTTCCAGTTCCGTCTCCGTTATGTGTAACCCAGAACGATCCACTCAGCAGTTCGTGGTATGCTTGACCGCTAAAAGATGTGTGTCCCCATGAGCCATCAGCAGACCCTGTCAAACCAGCACTCATTCCATCTGTGCTATATGAATAGCTAGATGATGATGTATAAACACCTAATGAGGTTTGAATTCTTGAACGGTTATTTGCAATATCTACTTCTACTTCGTCGGCATATACATACAAGTCGGCATAAAGTGAGTCACTTCTTGTTCTTATTCGCTGTGCTACTCTAAGTGTGGCCATTATTTAACATCTCCTATATAAAAAAAGGCTGTAAACTCTTTACCGTTCAGTTTTATTGTTTCTGCTCTGTGCGCACCAAACATTGAAAAACCGCTAACAGCAAGGTTATAAATATGTGATTCTTGTCCAAATTTAGCCACTTCTTCACTTGCAACCATTACATGCATTCCATCCGAACGAGTCCAAGAGTAATTTGATGAATCTCTCGCTTCTTTAACTTTCACACCTGTGTTATCAACCACAATTATTTGTGATAAGTTATCAATGCCTTGCCATGCGTTTTGTGCTAACTTAGTGGCATCGTCTGCATCCGCTTGTGCTTGCTGTGCTTGGCTATAAGCATCATTTGCAGATGCTTGCGCACTGTCTGCAGAACCCTGTGCTTTATCAGCTTTTGATGTAGCTTCATCCGCAGATGCTTGTGCATTATCAGCCGTACTTTGTGCTCTATTTGCATTGCTATTAGCATTATCTATAGATCCTGTTACTTCTTCATCAAGAGCACCAATCTTGACTGTATTAGCTTTGATAATGTTTCCGTTTAGTTCTCCAGTGTTAACTGCATTAGCTACAATTCCATTTCCTGTGATTGCTATTTCGTACGGTCCTGCATATCCAGACTTAGATAGTCCTAATCCCGCTTCATTTAAGCGTATGCAATTCACCATAGTTTCGATATTTGGTGAATCGCCAATGATTATTTCAGAAGGATGTCCATTTACATTATTTGTTACTAAATATCCACCAAGTCCTCCATTTAAAAGCTTTTGTGCTAAAGCAATCGCAATTTCTAGATCGGATTTTTTCACAAAAACATCATCCTTGTCTTTTTGGATATCCGCAATCGTTGTAGAAATCGAGTCTTTCATTTTCCCTAGCTCAATTTCATCATAGCGATCTAATAAAGCATCATATGTAATTCCTACTACTTCAGCAGTAGTCTCGATTCCAAGCTTGTAGAAGTAAACAGGAACATAATCACCAATGTTTACCATTTCTTCTACAAAGCCACGATTTTCTTCAGTATTGCTTAATGCAAGGAATGAAACTTTTAGGCTAACATCCGGCTTTCCTGTTACATTATCTTTAACAAAATCTTGTGCTTGCTTTCTTAGCTGTTCTTCTGTAGGTTGACTTTCAAAGTATTCAGACATGTCTTTCGTGACAGTTCTTTTATATGGATACTTATCAGCATACTCACTTTGAATTGCATTTTCAGGTAGAGTTACAACAATATCTTCTGTTTGGCCACCTTCATACGTTACGCTTCCTTTCCAGTAAGGAACGATTCCAGTAATAGTATTTTCAATCGTCTCCTCTTGTGTTAGATCAATCAAATTTTTTCCGTAAACAATTTTTGCTTGGGCTTTTAAAGTCCCTCTATGCGTATGAAGCTTAATTAAAAAGCGAGTAAATTCATACTCGCCTTTATATGTATCTAAAATTGATCCTTCCACTCCGCCTAAACAAGTTCTAAAGCTTTGCGGTATAGTCGTTTCAAATGGTGTATTGACACTTTTGTCAGTCCATACAGAAAACGGATTTTTTTCAATTGAATTTGTTACAAGTCCTTGCAATGCTTCAACACAATTGTTTGCTTTGAATGGCTTTACAGGTATATATGACAGTCTATAACTTATGTGCTCTGCATAAATCGTAACAATGCCATTAATCGGTGATGTTTTTTTGTATATCACAAAAGGTTCACCTTCACGATTTGGAGCAGGTTCTGAAAAAATAATGTTCCCTAAAGCACAATTTTCATAATGTATGCCTTCAACTGGATATTGCATTTCTAATTCAAATGTGCCATTTAATTCTTCTGTTACTTTGCAAGAAATAGCATCAGATAGTGTTCCATATCCCTGAGTTGTAAACTCGGTTTCATTACTTTTATATAATATAGGTTTCATATACACCTCACAGCATCCAGTATCTAGGTTGTATGACAATCTTTGTGATCCCATCACCTAGATTGATTACATTTTTTCCAGGATCAAGTTTTGGAAACAAATGTGAAATTCCTTGATATGAAATTTCAACATTTTCATTTCTATTTGTAGCACCCTCATATACATCTTCACTTTCGCAATCAATATCTATATAGGAAGTTCCTTCTTCAGCGATATTTATGATTCCATCTCCTACTTCAACTTTTCCCTTTCCATATATTCTGATCAATGGCTTAGATGAGAAATATGTAAAATTTTGAAGTATTCCATTACTAGTGAAATCATATTTGTTTAGCCCTACAGTTAAGAAATGTTGTGGCTTGCAATCAAACTCAAGAGTAGCTTCTGCATGCTGATAATTTGTTACATCAAATGAAATATTTCCTACAAACTGTGCCATCCTATACTCATCTGGATGATAGTCGTCACTTAACTTGCAGTATCCTTTAGAAGAAAGAAGAACGCTACGCAACTGTCTAACTTTACTGTGTAGCGTATGTGTTATATCTTTAAGCTGACTTGCATCATCTCCGATGAGCCCAACTTTCAATTTGTACGTTACATTTTCATAGTCATCATCGGAAACAATCAGATCCCCATTTCTACCTGGAATATGATATTTTGTTTGTCTTTTAGAAGTGCTATCAAAAGTTTCTGTCCCAGTTAGATATAGTCCGAATGTCTCAGAATCAAATCCGTTAAAAACAAATTTTTTTCTTTTTACTGCCATACTGCTTTTTTCCTCTTTGTTTCACTACTGATCAACTCAGACACTCTTCTAGCTAAAGCATTCGCATCTTCTCCTTCACGCTGTACAATTTGAATGCTAATAGATGGTGAATATGTAGAATTATCAGAATATTGATTTGTGGTGCTGTTTAATGAGCCGCTTTGAATATAGCCTTGTATAGAATCATTCATTGCTTCAGCCATTTCTTGGCCTTTCAAAGCCAGTTTTGGAATCATTTCATCCATGCCATTGATAGCACCTTGTGCTGTAAAAATGCCGTTTTGTTTCATAACTCTAGAAGGAGAACGAATATCCAATCGTTTTTTGTATGCATTATTAGCTGCATCAGCTAAGCGCCTTGCAGCAGCAGAAACTTGTCCTTGCATAGAATTCATACCATTAATAGCACCTTGTGCTTGATAAACACCATATTGGTACCAGATCTTAGATGGAGAATTGACACCTGCACTAGTTTTATAAGCATCGTTCGACTGTTTGGCACTTTCACTACTAGTTCTATTTAGGCCTTTTTGAGCAGATTTTTGGCCTTCCTCTGCACCTTCAACTTGATTTTTTCCATATTCCTTCCATTGTTTTCTAGCTTTACTAAGTTCGCTGTTAGACATGTCATATAATTTCTTATATAGATCTACTTGTGTTTGGCTCACTTTACCGCTTCCAGAATCGCATTCCTGTTTTGCTGACTGCCACTGCTTTCTATAATTTTGTGTTTGCTCATAAAGTGAATTGTATGATGCATCATTAGCAGTCTTAAAACTTGATGTCATTCTAGCAGTAGCCAATTCTACATCTTCAGCGCTACCACTCGATGCAGCTCCAACCAATGCTTCATAATTTGAAATCGTGGATTGGCTTTCTTCAAGAGTGG